GCAATAGAATAATAATAACAATAATAAATGTCAATACAGTTATCAAGAGCCAACACAGGTACACCATTAACCACAGCAGATTACAATAGTGATAATCTAATAGTGGAGACTGCTGTTAATTCATTACTAGGTACATCTAGCAGTGGAGGGACTGTAACGAACTTTACGGAGGTAGATACAGACGTTGCTGAATTATTTAGTGCAAGCGTATCTAATCCAACTACAACACCAGAAATAACATTCTCAAGAATAAGTAAAGCAGCTAACCTTGTATATGCATCTCCAGATGGAGCTTCAGGTAAACCTACAATGAGAGCCTTAGTATCAGGAGATTTGCCAGTAGTTCCTTTTAATAAAGGAGGTACAGGATTGTCTGCAATAAATGCAAATAGAATTATCAGAACAAATAATGCAGGTTCAGCAATTATAGAAGGAGCTATAACCGCAGGCTCATCAAAAATTAGTATTAATCCTACTAATCCAAACTTTGAATTAGATGTAGTTCCAGCAAACATAGAAGTAAATACTTTGGCAGCAACTACTCCTTTGTCTTTTGCTAAGGGAGGAACTAATGCATCTACAAGACAAAATGCTATAAATGCTCTTACAGATACAGGTGTTACTGTAAATATAGGAAAAGCTTTAATAGTAGATGGGTCTAATAACGCAACTTGGACAACATTTTCAGCAGGTGTTTCAAGTGTTAATAGTTTAACTGGTGCTGTTTCTCTTACTACTGCCTTAATACCTGAAAGTGGTAATTTATATTATACTGATGTAAGAGTAACTAATAACGCAACAGTAGTTGCAAACACCGCAAAGGTTACTAATGCCACTCATACAGGCGATGTTACAGGAAGTGGTGCTTTAACAATAGCTGCTGGAGTTGTTACTTACGCTAAAATGCAGGCAATAAGTGCAACTAAAAGATTATTAGGAAGAATTAGTGGAGGTGCAGGAAGCACAGAAGAAATAGCAATTAGTGGTAACTTAGCAATGAGTGCTACTGATTTAATTGTTAGAACTTCTAAAATAAAGACAGTTACGGCAGATTATCCAGTTCCAATAACAGAAGGAACTATTTTAGTAAACGCCTCAAGTAAAACAATAACATTACCTGATACTTCTACAGTAGCAAATGGCGATGAATTTATAATTAAAAATATAGCAGGTGCTACAAACAATACAGTATCAGTATTTAACGCAGGTATTGAAGAAATAGATGGTTCAGCAACATACACAGGTTTAAACTTAGCATATAATTGTGTAACCCTTAAATATGGTGGTTCAAACAGATGGTACATTATGAATAAAATAACAACTGGATAGTAATGGCAACAGATATAATCATCTCAACTGACAATAGTACAAATACCACCTTAGGTATATACGATAGTACTGACTACACTGGACTAGGAATTAGTATTTCTGATGTAAAGGCAGTTAGGTTTTTATTCTCTACATATAACAGTGTGTTAAACTCTGGCATAGTTGGAGCTTTGGTAGCTAATAATGAATACCTTGTAATAACAGGAACTCTTCTATTGGAAGGTGTTAACTATAATTCAGGAGACGTATTTGTAGCGCACTCAAATTACACCATACCAGTAACCTCAGGATTGTTAGTAAGCTCTACAGGATACTACAGCACATACAATACACTAATACCAAGCACAATAACTAATTATAATTTTTACCCTTCTGATTTAAACGAAAACTCTACAACATTTGCAGACTCGGCAAGAACAGTTAACTACGAAATTTATACGACAGAAAGTGCATCAGGAGGAGGGTTAACAAATATAGCAGCAGGAACTTATATTGTAAAAGGAACACCTAATGATTTTATTACAGTAGCAGGAGGGAAATATTATGTAGGTCAAGTGTTTACTAAGTCAACCTCTTTTACATTCTTAGGAACACCTACAGTAGTAAGAAGCTTCGATGAAAACTCTTTTGACTTCTGGACTAATGCAGCATCAAGTGTTATATACCAAAGCTATGTAAATAGTTTATCAAATAGTACACTAAACGCAAGCGAAGACTTTAAAGATAACTTTATAAGAACCAATACTTTATACTCTTTACCTTATGTACAGAGTGCGACTAGTATTGCCTACGACTTTAGCGCAGTACAATCATCACTTGATATTATTGTCAACTACTTAGGAACTAAAAACAAAAACTTAAAATAATAAATAAATAAATGTTAAGACCTAATTTCAATTCAATGTTCACAAGAAGCTGTAAAAAGATATCTGATAAGCAGATTTCTAATATTGCAGACTTTAAGAAAGGCAGAACAACACTAATGGGCTCTCAGTTTGTTAATTACAATTCTTTTGTAACAACTCAAACTCAGGACAACTTAATGAATGGAAATACAGATTATAACAGCATGAATATTAACTTAGACTACTTACTACAAAAATGGGACTACTAACACCGATAAGCACAAACATAATTACAAGTTTAATGAATTACATAAATAATTATGTAACTTATAAATTAAGCTCTTTTATATTAAATACCAATAATACAGTTACAGGGGCACAATCTGTTACACTGAATAAATTAAACGGAATAGTAACATATACATTTGCAGCTGCTGCCGCATCTGTAACTTATTATAATTTAACAAACAGTACAATAAACAGTAATAGTTACATTGTACCAACAATTAAAGTAAATGCAGCTGAACCTGCTGTGCTATTGCTTGGAGGATACTTTATATCAGGAACTACCATTACTTTTTATGTATATAATGCATCAGTTACTCCTTCTGGCTCATTTAAAATACATTTTCAAGTAGCTGGATAATAATTAATAACTAACAAAAATCATTTTTAGCCTGAAGAACTGAAAATGAATATAATTAAAAACACATATGGCACTAACAGAAAAGGAAAGTAAAGAACTGTCCAAATTATCTATGGACTTACAAATTAAGATAAAGGAGTGGAGTAAACTTTTTGATACAGTCAAGAAGAGCCATTCCTTGAGTACCTATCTAACCATCTTTAGACAGAGAAAGTCTTGGCAGGATGAGATAGATGAATCTCCATTTACTATCAGAGCTCAAAATGAAGATGAAGATGCAAGAGCACAATCCGAGACGGCAATGAAGATAATTAAACTTCTTCCTGACTTAGATAGTGACTTAGAAAAGCTATACATCAAGATGACTACTGATGAGAAAACAGAAGTAGAGAGAGTAAAGGCAGGAGAGGCAGAAAACATTTTAGCTAAACACTTAGAAGCTAATGGCAAAAAAGCATAACAGTATAGAGTTATTCGGAACAAGCGGAGAACCTGATGACAATGGGAATATAAAGAACTTATTCTACGAGTGTCCAGAACCATTTGAACCTGTATATAATAAAGATTTATCAAAGAAGCAACAGAGATGGGAAAGACCTAAAGACCCAAACTTTAGTCACATGACTGTTGAGGAAAAGCAGAACTACCAGTTAAAAGAATTATTTAGACTAGAGAACGGTTTCCACTTTTATAACAATGGCGAGTTAGTATATCTTACTGGTTCTCATTACGGATTCTTAAAGCACTGGGACTTAGGAGGAGGAGTCTACCCCAACTATAGATGGGCTCACGCTCAAATGGCTCTAATGCAAGACCTTTGCAAAAAGGATGAAAACTGTTACGGACTAGTTGCCTACACACAAAAGCGTTACGGTAAGTCAGAAATGATTCCTTCACGAATGTTATTCGATAGTTTACTAAGACCAAAGGCTAGTTACTTCCTACAGGCTACAAAAGATGATAAGGCTCAGGCTTTGTTTCAAAGAACATTAAATGCATTCCTATCATTAAACAATTCACTTCCTTATATTTATCAGCACACTTACAAGAACGATAGTATATTCTTTAAACAGAATCAAACTATTAAAAGAAGTTCAGACAAAGTCACATTTAAGGATGGTAACTTTACAAGGATAGAGGCACTCCCCAGTAAGATAACAAGTATACAGGGAGAGAGAGTAACGGAGTTTTTCTTAGATGAGTTTGCTAGTCAGGAACTTATGGATATGGAACAGTTATTTGGAACGCTAATAGCACAGTGTACCGAGGGAACTAGAGACATTATCGGTAAGATTTGGTTAGTGTCAACTGTTGAGAACGGCACAGCCAAAGCAGTTCCATTTAGCAAAGAGCTATGGTACGACAGCAATCCTTTTGAAAGAGATTTAAACGGCAGGACAAAGAGCGGATTATATAGGATGCTAATTCCTTACTATAAATCTGACCCTTCTTTTATTGACGAGTACGGAAATCCTAAAGAAGAAGAAGCTAGACAATTCTTTACCAATATGTGTGCTGGAGCGAGCGACTCAAAGAAGGCTTTGCTAAAGAGACAGTTTCCTGAGAAGATAGACGATATCTTTGATGTGAATAGAGGCGGAGGATTAGAAATAGATGTAATTGAAATACTTAGACAAAGAGAGAAGCAACTCAAGGGAACTCCTCAGCCAATGTATAAGATTCTTAAGAACTCAGCTACAAAAGAAGTTGATGTAACGCCAATGGCAAAGGGAGAAGATGAAAATGAGCTAGCTGTACAAATATTTGAGCATCCACAAGAACATCATTTATACAGAGCAGGACTAGATGCTACAAGTACGGATACTAACAGTACAAACAAGAATAATGATGGTTCTGAAAAGGGAAAAGCTAAATCTAAGTACGCTTTAGTAATACAAAGAATAACAGGAGCTAATCAATATATAGACGTTGCTAATATATGTATACGTCCAGACAAGAGAGCCATGGTAGAAAAGGCTGCATTGTGGCTATGTATGTACTACAATAAATTCGGAGGTCTTAGAGCTTACCCAGAGAGAAATGCAAGTGCTGGTAGTACCATTTCAGATTTATTTGAGACCGAGGGTCAGCAAAGATTATTGATTCGTCAATTAATAAAACACAATACAGAGAAGTTATTAGAGAAGTCTAGTAATGCTTATGGAATTTATATCGATGGAAACAATAAGGTGTACAGAACTTCTGTAATGAATAAGTACTTAAGACTGTACGGACATCAAATCAATTCATTAAGAATAGTTCAAGACTTACTAATCTACGGTTCAGCTAACTCCGATTTAAGTGATGCTTACGGAGTAGGATGTATGGCGTGTGGAAACTTCGACCCAGAGACTCAGCAAGAAGTCAAAAAGAAGATAAGTAGACCAACTATACTAAGTAAAATAGAAAATGGCGTAACTATTTGGTACGAACTAGAGAGCGGTAAACCTATAGAAGCCTAAAAAAATTTTGTAATTCATTTAAATATGTTAATTTTGTAGTACATATGCAATTAGATATTAATACATACCCTGCGGTTCAACCCTTACAAACAGTTGAAAACGAAAAGTGGGATGACGAAAATTACTGGAGACAGAATGTTCGTTGGGTTTGTTCTATGTATAATCAATTGGTAGTAACACCTCAATTAATTGGACTTCCTAACCAAGACCCTTTCTACGGTCTTCAGAATAGATATGTTCCACAATATGTAAAGTATGCCAGATACGTTTTTGGATGGCAGTACGGAACTTCTTACGAGCTAACAGCAAAGGACGGAAACAACAACAATACTCAAATTCCTTTGTATAGAGGTAAGGATATTATAGCTTTATTTAATTACTTTAGAGGCAAGTTCGGATATTTAATTAAACCTATTCCAGATATTATGCAGGCTGGTTGTATAGCTGGTGATGCATTAAGCAGAAAGACTACAGAAAAGAATGTAATGAAATACATGATGGATGGTAGAAACTTT